TCAAGATTCGCAGAGGCGGCGAGAAGATGGAAATTGCCTACGCTGACGCAATGCCACACCAACAAAGCCAAGCCCGCGACTCAATGGAGTGGAACCTCCGCAACCGTGCCCGCGCTGGTGAGCAGTTCGCTGACAGCATGGAGCAGTTGGCAAACAAGCTCCACGGCACTGCGTTGATCGAAGTCGCCAAGAAGGAAGCCCCAGCGTTCATTATGAACGGCGACAAGAAGACCGACAAAGGCATGATCTACACCTGCACATCAGTGCAAGGCGCTCGCGTGTACTACAAGCTCCAGAAGGGCGAGCAAGTGTTCAAGGGCTGGATCGGTAGCCAAGCATGGAGAAAGATGGAGTCGGTCTAAGAGGGAAGGGGCTTCGGCCCCAATTAACGAATCATTAACCAAACGAAAGCGAGTCGATTATGAAAGAAGAAGTTGAAACAAGTATCAGCACCGAGCATGGTGTGCGCGTGTCGGTCTCCGAGTGGGACGACGGTGGCGCGTGGATGCACCTGCAAGGCCGCAACGGTAGCATGAGTACAGTGCTGACTCGTTCCGAAGCAGAGAAGCTGGTGGCTGGCCTTCAAGCCATCTTGGCGAAAGAGGTGGCGGCATGATGCCTGTCATCAACATTCACCCTCATGCTTCCGAAGCTGAAGCTGAAGCATTCAGATTGACCTTGAAGGACGCTGACAAGTTTGGCCTGTACTGCTGTCACGATGGTAAGAGCGCCATGTGGAGCGTCATTCCCAAGATTGCGCTCGAATTGATTTTCAATGCTGAGACAGCGTTGCCAGTGACTGAGCGCACATGGGTTGGTATTGAGAAAAAAGATATGCCTGTCGATCCCGACCCAATGTATGACCACAAATATTTCATTGCTGGGATGGTTTATGCGGACAGGGTTTTGAAGGAGAAAAACACATGAACAAACAAGAGATCGACGACATGATGAAGGATTTGCCAAGCCAGCAATTACCAGAAGAAACTCACCTGCACAAGTTTTTAATTGGTATAATGTTCATAGCGTTTTTGGTGTTCTGGATGTGGGTTCCTAACTTCATGTTGACTGAAGAAGAATGCCAACAACAGACCGCGCAGGCCATCACGAGCGGCCTGTGTAACGAATCGAAAGCGAAGTAAAACCGAATCGGTTAAGCGCCTTGGACTCGCAGGCGTAAAAGCGAAGAGGGATTGGGTGGAAGCCCCAAACCAGCACACACTGGCGAACATAAAGCGAATCGATTACACTGCGATCAATTCGACTTATGGGGAATATGGGTTATGCCAGAAACACCGAAGGGGCCAAAGAAGCCCGCAAAGACCACTAGAGCGGCACAAGAGGCCGCAAAAGCCATTGGGAAGGCCAAGGTAGCCGCAAAGGCCACGAAGGCTTCTACGCCCGCAAAGAAAACTGGCAGACCAAGCAAATACGATCCTGAGATTGCTCGACAGATATGTGAGCAGTTAAGCGAAGGCATTCCATTACGTCAGATATGCAGAGACAACGAAGGCTTCCCTGCGTGGAGGACGGTTTACGATTGGATGGCGAGGGATGATGCTTTGGGTTCTGAAGGTGTCGGTCTTTCCGCATCCATCGCGCGCGCTCGTGACATTGGCTACGACGCACTGGCTGAAGAATGCTTGCAGATTGCTGACAACGTGGAGTTCGGTCAGAAGCAGGTGATGAGTGATGAGGGTTCGACCACGACGGTCGAGGATATGCTCGGTCACCGTAAGCTCCGCATCGAGACCAGACTCAAGCTGTTGGCGAAGTTCCACCCGACCAAGTATGGTGACCGTGTTGCCATCGAGGGCGTGGAAGGTGGAGCGCCCATTGCCACGCAGGACGCGACCGCGAACAAGTTCCTTGAGATCATTCGCAACATGGAGATGACGAAGCGTGTTGGCTGAACTGTTCGACGAACAGACAGTGGCAGAGTTCGAGACCCTGCCAGAACATAACCGACTCGCTTTCATTGCTCATGCCAAGTGGATAGCAGGAGCGCACTCATACCAGATACCGCCAGACCTGCACAGTGATTACACGGTGTTCTTGATGCTTGCGGGCCGAGGTGCAGGCAAGACGCGATCTGCGGCAGAAGCATTGTGGTGGTGGGCATGGACGCACCCAAACACGATGAGCGTGGTGCTGGCCCCCACATCGGGGGACTTGAAATTCACCTGCTTTGAAGGGCCGAGCGGACTGCTCGCCTGCATACCAGAGCCGCTGGTGATCGACTACAACAAGCAGGATCACCTGATCAAGCTGTCCAACGGTTCCAAGATTCGCGGCGTGTCCGCTGACTCGTATGACCGCCTGCGTGGTATCAACTCCAGCTTCTGCTGGTGTGATGAGTTGGCGGCGTTCAACTACCTCGGCCCCAACGAGGCGTGGGACAACATGATGCTTGGCCTGCGTATCAAGCCAGACGATAAACCGCACAGCCATCCCCGTGTGATCGTGACCACGACACCGCGCCCGAAGGACTTGATCCTCGATCTGGTGGGCAGGGAAGGCGACGATGTGGTGGTCTCCCGCGCCAGCACCTATGACAACGCCAAGAACCTCGACAAGGCGTTCCAGAAGCAGTTGGAGCAGTACAAGGGCAGTAAGCTGTACGAGCAGGAGGTGCTGGGCCAGATCGTTGACCTCGAAGACGGCAAGGTGGTCAGCCGCGATATGTTCAAGCTGTGGCCTGCTGATAAGCCCTTCCCCAAGTTTGAGACCATCATTCAGTCGTATGACTGCGCCTTCACGGACAAGGAACACAACGACCCGACCGCCATGACCACATGGGGCGTATTCAAGCCTCTGGATGGCCCGATGTCCGTCCTGCTGATTGACTGCTGGGCAGAACACCTGACGTTCCCCACCCTCAAGCCCAAGGTGATCGAGGAGTGGCGCGTGTCATACGGTGAGGGCCGCGATGCCAAGAGGCCCGACCTGATACTGGTCGAAGAGAAGGCGGCAGGCATCTCGCTCATCCAAGAGTTGCGGCAGATGCACCTGCCTGTGCGTGGATATAACCCGGGACGCGCAGACAAAATGCAACGCCTCCAGATCACCGCCAGCATTTTCACGACTGGCAGGGTGTGGCTTCCTGAGTCGTCCGTCCGCAAGGGCTATGTGAAGGACTGGTGCGAGGGCTTCCTGTCCCAGTTGTGTTCGTTCCCTGACTCGACGCATGACGACTATGTGGATAGCGCAACGCAAGCGATTCGGTTATTGAAAGATCAAGGCTGGCTCGACATCAATCCAGAACCAAGGGATAATGACGACGATGACTATCTGGAATACACGCAACCAAAACGTGTCAACCCTTACTCGATCTGACTATGACTGACTTCCGCAAACTTGGCAAAGGTGTAGCTGGCGCTCTTACAAGGGCCAAAGAGATCGCCGCCGCCGAGCGCGAAGCAAACCTCCAAAAGTTCCTCGAACCAAGCAAGACGCAGATGCGTCTGTACCACGGCACGACAGCGACCGAGGGAGGCAAAGGCCAAGAGGCCATCCGCCGCATTAAACCCAGCAAGGAGGGTGCGTTAGGGTCTGGGGTATACATGACCCCCAAGACAGCACACGCGAGCGGTTATACGGGCATCCCTAACGACGAGGCCATTGAGGCCATGCGTGGTACACCGTACTATGACAAGATGGCTGAACAGTTCATGGCAGACCGTGCGGCAGGCACACTGCGTGAAGGCCAAGAGGGCGGCAATATGTTGCCAGTCTTTGCCCAGATCAAGAACCCTCTCATCATTGGTCAGTCAGGCCGCAACATCGATCCAGCGGCAGAAGCCCTGATCAACCTCGGCATGGACGAGGAGAGCGCCATCAAGTTGGTGGAGAAGGCGTTCGAGGAGAAGGGCAATATTGGCAAGCAGATTCAAAGCAGGGCGCAGGCCCAAGGCTATGACGGCATCATGCAGTACCGAGGCGACGACCTGAGTGAGGTGGTGTCCTTCAACCCCAATGCAGTCAAGAGCGCCATCGGTAACCAAGGCACATACGACATCTACAGCCCAGACTTGAGCAAGGCCCAAGGCGGCGGTGTCCACATGGTGGATGGCGGCAAGCTCGCCAAGGGTGTGGCTGGCGCACTGAGCAAGGCCAAGTATTTGGCAAGCGAGGCCAAGCGATTAAAGATGGGCGAGATACTGCCAAAAGAAGAGGCCGACGAAAATCTTCGCAAGATGCTTGACTCAAGCAAAATCAAAGAGCGGCTGTACCATGCAACGCCAGAAGACATTAAGTTTTTTAAACCCGGCGGCCTCAACCCCAATATAAGCGGCGAGGCCGTTTGGTTATCCAACGATCCAACTCGAACACCAGCCGCCCACAACATCGGTTCCTATGACAATCCACGCCAAGGCGTAAATGTCATGCCCGTCCATGTGCAAGCCAAAAATCCAATGATCATCGATGACAAAACTATGCTTGATTGGGCGCGTGAGGTTTATGCGGAAGGTAGCCCAGAATTCCCTTACCTTATGCCCAAAAAGTGGCGCGATGAGGTAATGAAAGATTACGACAGCATTGTGTTGGCTGATCCGCATAAACGTGGCGACTCACATGAGATCATAATGTTTGAACCAGAAAAAATAAAATCAGCAATAGGCAACCGTGGAACATACAACACAGACACGGCAGATATAACCAAAGCGAAAGGCGGGGTATTGCATATGTCCAAAGCAGGCAAAGTAGGCGACATTGTTGAGGGCGGATTAAATGCATTCAACAAAGCCAAAGAAATTGCAAAGGCCCGTAAAGCCGCCGCTGAAGGTTCCAAAATCGAGGATGTGCTGGCAAGCAAGACAGCGCCCATGACCACGCCTCAAGGCACTGGCCTGCCGCTGATGCCCCGCGAGAATGGTATGTACACCTTGCGTGAGCAGATGGACTTGCCTCGTATGCCAATGGTGGACAAGGCCCGCGCCGCTGGTGTCCAGCCCAAGTACAACGAGCGTATGCAAGACCTGCTCGACAGCCCCAAAGCCCGCAAGAAGATCGACAACCTGATCAACAAGGGCAAAGAGTTGAACGTGCAGGAGTGGTACGGCACTGAACCCCTGCGTCAGGTCGCGCTCGATGCAGGCCGCACCCCAGAGCAGTTCGAGTCACTGATGGCCCAGTTGGCAAGCGCCAGCCAACGCAACCCAGTGGACAAGCAGAACCAGATGGGTTCGTACCTGTACCACCTGAGTGAGACAGGCCAACTGCCTGAGAACGCGCTCCTGCTGACCAACAAGCTCAAGAAAGAACTCAAGGCCGATCCTTCGCTTGCTGAAGGCCGCACGTTGATCGAGTTGCCCAAGGGCTATGGATCGCTGGCGCAGGGTGACATCTTCAACCGCGCAGTGCAGATCGGTCAGGGTGACATTGCTGGCGCTCTGCCTCCCAATAAAAAGTTGGGTACGTTCTATGAGAACCTTCTGGGCAACCTCAAGCCCGTGACGGTCGATGTGAACGCCCTGCGTGGCCCAATTATTGAGCAGGGTGATCCGCGCTGGCTGACTAGCAAGCTCGTCGAGAAGGATGAGACTGGCAAAGTGATCAACTCGTACAAGCCTCGCGAGATGTACAACACTGGCGAGATGTCCATGCGTGAGGCGCAACAGCGCCCCGGGTTCTGGGAGGCCGCGCCCTCTGGCTCCGAATACGCAGGCTTTGAGGACTTGTGGCAACGTGGTGCCAAACGCCACGGCGTTGAACCCGCAGAGGCGCAGGCGCTAGGCTGGTACGGCTCCGCTGATGTGACCGCACTCAAGACCAAGCCAGAGAACTATGTGGACAACCTTGAGCGTTTGATCAAGCGCACCGCAGAGCAGACGGGCCAGTCGCCCACCAAGATTTTGAACGACCTCGTCACTGGCGAGGGTTTCCTCCGCAAGGACGGCGGCAAGGTCGAGGAGCCGCACTGGCACAAGGTGTTCAACCGCAAGATGGCTGAAGGTGGCTACG